AGCTCTGCTAGGCGTAAACGTGCGCTTAGCAAATAAGTTGTAATTTGTAAGCCCGTTGGCCTGCTGTATTGTTACTGCACAAATGTAACTTATAACCTGCCCTGTCGGTTCGTTTCACAAGCATTTTTACAGTAATTTCGCAGCTTAGGCGCCACGCAAGTAGTTATCCAGCAGAGCTAAAAAAAAAAACAATAACTCAACCAGGCAAATTGTCAAGGGCGTTCTTTATTTCCTGATCGTGCATTTTGCATGCGTAATTGACCGCCATTTCCTTCAGTTCATCCTCGTGGGCCTTGATTTCTTCACCAAAGATTTCAAGTTTGAAGTCGAACGGCTCTAGCCTTATGCCAGTCTTACTGTACAGTACGTCTAGGAATTCACGCCATTTAGCCTCGTTGGCCATGTCACCGTTAGGATCGTCAGAGTCAACAGTGTCGTCAATCAGAGCGGCGTCGATATAGGCTTTTTCATAGCCCTCTGTGTATTGAATATCTATTACGCCTTCATATTGTTCAAACAAGCAGTTAATCCTTAGAAGGCCGTCGCTGAAATATGTCACTGTCACCCATTCGTCGGTTTCCCTGATGTCGTTAATAGGCAGTGCAGACTTGTTTTTGTATCTAAGAAGTGATTGTATAGGGCCCATATTTATAAACTTGGTTACTTTTCAGCTAAATTCTGTCAGTCTGGAAGGTTATCAAGGGCGTCAAGTACTTCTTTTTCCCTGACTTCCTTCTCTTTCTCGGCCAGGAACTTGCACAGCTTGTCATTGAACCTGTCCACGTAGGTCGGATGGCCCCAGAGCAGTTCATAGACTGGAACAGATTCTATTATCCAGTTATGGACCGATTCCCAGTCGCATTCGCCCTTTAGGAAGTAGTCGTACTCGTTTTCGCTGGGTATATGCTGTACCCAGTACTTGATTACTTCCATGATATTGTCTATGTGCTTGTTGATTTCTTCGTCAGTCATAGGTATTCCTTATAGTTGTTTTTCTTTCGAAAATAACTAAAGATCGGGTATGGTGGGGAGTAGTAACCGTATTTTATTGTCAAAAAAGGGCATGACAAAATTGATTTCTTATACTATCTTTCAGTCAAAATCGAGGATTTATGACTATTGAAGAGATTTCTGCACAGTTAGGCATATCACAGAAGCAGTTGAGAAAGCTTGTTGCGTCCGGCGCCATAGCCTATAAGAAGGATGGATCGTCCTATGACATTTCTAAAACTGAGTTAAAACGCGTAAAAAAGGCGATTTTAGACGGCTCTCTTATACAAGAAACTAAAGAATCTAAACAGGTTGAACGTTTTGGCAACGTTGAGAAGCAGAAGCGTGAAGTAAACTGGGTTGACATATCTACTGACTGGAAGAGACCTTCTAGGTGTAATCTGACATTTGTAGATCTGTTCTGTGGCGCTGGTGGTCTTAGTAAGGGCCTGGAAATGGCTGGCTTGCATGGTATCTGTGGTCTAGACTGGTTTGATGAAGCTGGTATGACGTACAGAAAGAACTTCAACCATCCGTTTGTTAACGGTGATATTAAGTCAGCTGATAAGAAGAAAGAATTCTATGACACTGTAAAGAAGCAGTTAAAAGGCCGTAAGCTAGATGTAGTGGCTGGTGGTTTCCCGTGTCAGGGTTTCAGTATGGCCGGCAACAGAATCGTAGATGATCCTAGAAATTCGCTATATCTTGAACTTATTGAGATCGTTAAGACTTTACAGCCGAATTACGTGATTTGTGAGAACGTCAAGGGTTTACGTAGCATGCTTGATGGCAAGGTTGAACAGAAGATCCTGGACGACTTCAAATCTATTGGCTATGAGATGAACGTAGCTACTTTGTGCGCTGCTGACTACACGACACCACAGAAGCGTGAACGTGTTATCTTTATCGGCAACAGAATTGGTGTGAAAAATCTTCATCCTAAAGCTATGCTTGAACCTAAAGAATATGTAACTACTGGTCAGGCTATTGCTGATTTGATGGACCATCCAGAAGATCCTGACTTTAATCACGTTCCAACCAAGCATAGACCAGATATGGCTAAGCGTATGGCAGCTCTGGAAGAAGGTAAGAGTCTTTACAAGGGTTATTCTGACGCCTGGAAGAAGTGTCCATGGAATGAAGCTTCATGCACTATCAAGGAAAATCATGGTGGTGTTAATATCCATCCTAAGCTTCCGAGAGTGTTGACTGCACGTGAAATGGCTAGACTTCAGTCATTCCCTGACGATTTTATCTTTGAAGGCCCCAAGAACAAGCAGCTAGTACAGATTGGCAATGCTGTTCCGCCGTATCTTGGTAAAGCTATTGGTATGGCAATCAAGGCGATGGACAGAAAGAAGCGTTAGTCTTTCTTTTCAAAACTTTCAGAGATTTCTTTATTGAACTGCTTTGGGTCGTACCAGTAGCAGCCTATACATGATTTGCTGTTTTTAGTTCCATGAGTATATGGTACAGCATATCCAAGGTTAGTTGCGTCATAACGTACGCCAGTGTCTCTGCATTTCTTGCAGTGTTGACGTTTTGCGTCGTTAGCTGCTTTAGACAGAGCTTGGAAATCTGACAGTTTCTGTTGGTTAACGTCAGCTACACTAAGATCGTTCTTTATTCCGTCTTTATGGTCGCATTCTATTATTGATTTGACGTCTAGAATGGCGCATCTTCTGCTTTTTATTGTTTCTCTGATGTCTTTTCTTATGGCGCCGGCCTGTATTGCTTTCTTGAAGCCGTCCATTCTTATAGAATACGTGCTACCATGAGCTTGTACGCGTTCTATGTTGTATTTTTTGCCAAGGTAGCTGGAATCGGATCTGCACCATGACATTCCGTTCGTCGTCTTGAAATCTTTGTGCAGAAGCATAAGATCGCTGACTGGAACTTCTGGTGAGAAGCCTGTGTTTAGGTCTACATAGAGCTTTTCAAATGCTATACAGAGAGCTGTTCCAGAATTTACTTCTGAAAATTCTTTAAGTACAGATTTAACGTCAGCTTTAGATTTTGCATTTTCTATAGCTGCGATCATTTTATTTTGTTCAGCTCTATCATTTTTCATACTGGCCAATGTATATAAAAACTAGCGTAGAGTCAAGAACCTAAAGTGTTTGATTTCGAAAAAAAAGTAATTCTAGTCAGAGATCTATGTTTGAAAAAGAATTACTTAGCTATATTAAACGCTATAGGAAATAATTTATGTCAGAAGAAGAAAAGAAACCCAGAACTGTTGAAGACGAGATCAAAGAGACCATCCAGGCCAACGCCGAAGTCTTAGTCAAGACCAAGGCCCACGCCGGGGACATGATCAAGATTATCGAGATCAAGGACGCTCCGCAGTACAACGGCAAGGACGGCACTGTGACCCATATCGACCATCTTGGACAGCTTCACGGTACCTGGGGTTCTTTCGCTGTAATTCCGTCCGAGGACAAGTACGAGATTATTTTGCCCGCGGAAATAGCAGTGCCCATGACTGATATCATGAAGGGTTAAATTAAAGCCTTCATTTTGCAAACAACTGTTGACACTCTACGACATTTCGCATAGCTATATTAAGGCAATGATTATCAAATTCATTGCCTTTCTTATTTTGCTCATAAACGCTATCCTGGCCTTCCCGTACGTGTTGTATAAGCATTTCTCAACGTTCGGCCTGAAAAGAGGTCTGGACAGCCTTTATTTGCCGTTTATGGTGCTCTGGAGGGCGTTCTGCAACGTCTTCGACAGAAATATAAGGTGGTTACCACAGTTTCTTCTTTCCGGTCTCTACCAACATCATTGCCAACCAGTACTTAGGAAACAGCATTGCAAACTCATAGGACTTTTGTACAATATCTGAATATTTGGAATATTCTTCATAGCCTATGTATTCTGGTTTTTGAGAATCTATAAAGTTTTCGTAATGTTCTTCAACTTCGTTAAGAAGTTCGTCAAATTCTTTGGGTAGTTTTGACCTATCCAAAAAGTCAAAAACATGTTGCAGGACATCAAACAAAGACTTGTGCCATTTGCTTCCTAACGGATTTGAAATACTAACGCCTTGGTCAGAATTGTGTTTTTCGCGAGGTAGCCATATCAACTGATCGGCTGGGATGCCACGGTATTCTTTCCTTTTTTTCAATGTATCGCTTCTGTAATAGTTCTCTCGCTTGTGGTGACATTCCCATTTTTCCGCGTCGAACTCATCAACTACGCCCTTGTCGTAGTTCTCGATCTCGACATAGTTCTTGCATCCGAACGCTTTACCGATTTTACGATATTTTTCGGTATAGGTATTATTGGTGGCTTTGTCTTTTTCGTGTAAAACGGGATCTAGTTTACGCTCTTTTTTACGTTCGTTTTTTTTATCCAACCTGTCTCTTCTATGTTCTTGGCTCTCATTTTCCAAGAACTTAGTATGAGCTTCTTTTAGTTTCAGTGCATATAATTCTGGATTTTCAGCTTTTTGTTTTTGTCTGCATTTGCGATGCATTTCGTTGAGTTTATCTCTATATCCAGGATCATTTGCAAGTCGTTTCTTTCTGCTTTTTCGAGAGGCGAGGTTGCGTGCGATACGCTTTTCTTCTTCTGTTCTGGCCATAATAATCTCCTTAGTTTTTTCCAATATAAATAAAGAAAAGGAAGGAAATAATTATGGACAAGAAACAAGTAAAGAAACCAAAGGCTGAAACAGTCGAGATAAACGAGAAAGAAGAATTTAAACGCATAGCTGAAGGTGTCGCTAAGCTCATAGAGATACTGGAAAGGCTAGAGAAAAGGTTAAACGGTGGTTTCAAATGATTGGAAGGGATGAAAAAGGGCGTTTTACTAAAGACTGCCCTACGTCATTTAAGCAGGGTTACGATCCAAGGCGTGTAACTTACGCCGAAAAACCACGTATAAACAATAGCAAGAGGGAGCTTTATATGAACATATTTAATTGGTTAAAAGAACATATTACAGAACCGGAACTAACTGTAAATGAGGACAAGAGCAACGAGCATATAGTCAATATATGGTTTACGATTTTGAACCATGATCCCAATATGTTCGATCCTAAGTCCACATACGCTATACAGTACGCCAACAGCTTTATACGTGTCTGCGCCGAATATATCCCGGAATTCCAGAAAGAAGACGACTTCTATTTTAAACGCTGGATGGATCCAGTTCTACAGCCTGAATTCTGCGTATGGTTTATGGATAAGAAGGCTAAGCTAGAGAACTACATGAGCAAGGAATACTTTGTCCGCGGCAAGATGAAGGATAACGAAATACTAAAACGCAGATTTAAGCGTACATGGTCAGAATCTAAGGTAGTCGATCTTACTGCTGAACAGAACGTGAAGCTTGATTCCGACAACAAGATTGAATTGCGAATTGTGGACGCATAGTTTATAAATAAGTAGGTGCTGAGTCAATCTCTAGCTCAGTACCAGTAATTCACTCATTTTTTTCATCTCCTATTGGGGCCCGTTTCAAATGAAGCGGGTCTTTTTTGTCGTGGTCATAAATATGTCATGGAGATTGACATCAAATTACTAAAGGCCCAGAGGTCACTATACGAATCGAAGAAACCTATAGCGGGGATTTATTCAGGCCGTGGTATCGGCAAGACCTACATAATTTCATTCTTGATCATGGTCGCCCTAATGCGTGGCGAGAAGGTTTTGGCGTTCAGTCAGACCTATAAGTCGTTGTCTCAGAATCTATTCCAAGAAGTTGTAAAGAGGTTCGAACAGGTCGGACAGACCCCCATTTACAACAAGCAGGCAATGACGATCACCTTCAATAACGCTGTCTGTTACGGTTATTCCTACGAGAACGTGGAAAGTTGCCGTGGTCTTACCGAATGTAGATGGCTGATCCTGGACGAAATAGCGCTTGCACCTTCTGACATAATGGCTATAGCAGCACCTTGTATTCGTGGACAGTTTACGCCCATGATACGCTTCTGTAGTACACCTAGGAAAGGTTCTTATTGGGACAGGTGGATAAAAAACGGGATGGCTGACGGTTCTATAGACGTCTTTACTGGCCGTATGATGGACAATACGTTCCTAAGCCAAGAATCCATAGATCTTGCCATGAACGCTATCACCGACGAGAACATGAGACGCCAGGAGCTGTACGGCGAAATTCTGGAAGACTCAGACGAATCTTGCATAGTTAAAGAATCAGATTTCACGTCCATTTTCCACGATAACAGCGCCAATCACCCGCTTGTAATAGGCATTGACGGATCCGGAATGGGTCGTGACAAGTCGGTAATTTGCATGAGAAAGGGCAACAAGCTTGTTTCCATCAAGCGTTATGACAGCCTTACAGGTTTGCAGGCCGAATCTGAAATAAAGAACACCCTGGTAGAAAACGGTTTAAGCCCAGACGACGTCTTCGAAATAAACGTTGACATGGGTTACGGGCAAGCTATTTTCGAGGCTCTGAGCCAGTTTACGGCAACGTCAACCTTGTACCGTTCGCGTCCAGGGCGATGAATGCAGCCTACGGGAATAAACGTGCTGAAATGTACTTCAACCTTGCCAAGGGTATAAAATCCGGGCTTTATATAACCGATTCCAATATCAGGGACGAACTGCTTAGTACAAGGTTCATTCTTGACAATTCCGACAGGTACCTGATCATTCCCAAAGAAGAGATCAAGCAGCTTATAGGACGTTCGCCAGACAGTTCTGACGCCCTGGCCCTTACCTATGCAAACGAGTATAACAGCTTCACACGGCCAATGTCTAAAAGGGACAAGCAGATATACGCATACAGGGCTATGGGCAATGTAAACGACTA